ACTTTAATAGTTTCTTTTTTTGGTTTGTAAAATATACCTTGTGATGGTAATTTTATTACGTCATGTGGCAAACTAAAATCCATTTGCCCGTATTTTGCTGATTCGTCCATAGTTTTTATTTTAAAAATATTTTGAATAAAATTATTGTAAATAAAAAATCCCATCTATTGACGGGATTAATTATAATTTTATTTTTAAAATTTTAGTAAACTAGAATACATCTATCCGGTCTCAAAGTCATGTCTACAGTCATAAGGTCTGAACCATCATACCCGACCTCATTAAATTTTGCTTCCGTTATACTACAATTTTGTAATATCCACTTTTCAACTGCAACTCCTGTTGGGTCTAACATTTCTAAGTTCACATCTTTTTTGTAACCAGCAGCATAACCCATACGACCTGTTACTGATTCAGCATGTAAACGAACCCACTCCATTACCGCCTGAGCTGCCGATGGACCAATCGGGTCTCTTAAGGTTACAGAAATAGTGTCCCACGCAAAAGACCCTGCAACATAAGTTTCAGTATTCAAAAATTTAATTTCTTTTGTATCAATTTTAATTGACGGTCTTGACGCTTTTTCAACATACCATGAATTAATACCCAAACTAGAGTCAAATGTTAGTATAAACCTATTTTTCTTTTTTGGTTCGTACTGAAACGGCATTCTCATTAATAAATCAGCCATGTTTTCTTATTTTTTAATTTTTATTTTATTTTACTATAAATACTTACTAAATTATTTTTTGTATTTACTTTCAATTATTTTAAATTTATTCTATAACTAGAAACTAGTATTTAACTTTATTTCCTCCTTTTGTTAAATATAAGTTTAAAGGTAATTCTTCATACTCACTAGATAATAATTCTTTAATTTTTTCAACATTTCTTAAATCGTCATCTGAAAAACCAATATAAGGTTCCCAACTTGAATTAAATTCAACATCATTTTTAAACATAGGACTACCCTCAACCCCGTAACGACTTTTTAATTCACTTGCCAAACTCTTACAATAAGATATAAATTGTTTTAATGCATCAAATTTTGCTTGTTCAGGGTTAGAGGCGTTTCCTTTTTTAAAAGACACGGGTTCAAATTTACATAAGTCCAAATAGTCATTAAGTTCTGATGGTGACAATGCTTTAACAGTAGTGTCCGCTTTAACTTTGTTTCCTATTTCTCGATACTTGTATAAATTTCTAGCTAATTCTCTTGAGTCTATTCCGTTTTTATTACTCATTACTAAGTTGTAAACAGCCTCTCTTAAAGTTTCAGGACTATGACCTCTAGCGGTAATTATAGAAAAAACTGACCCACCATTTATACATTCCACAAAATCAGACCAAGACGGACCGGGTTTTGCAACCATTGAATCAATAATAAATCTTTTGTTTCCAAACTCCTTAAAGTTTTTAAATGCTCCGATAGAAAATGCGACGATTCTTTTACCTTTATACATAAACGGTTCAAAACCAATTTTTTCTCTGTACTCTGCAAAGTCTTCTGTTGACATGGGTATTTCGTTTTCGTCTTCATCCATAACCAAAATAGAAGTTGGCATGAATAAAATATTGTCATCCCAATCAAATGCATAATATTTTAAGTCAGGTCTACCAACATCATCAAATCCTTCGTTCAATCTTTGTTGAACAAATTTTCTAACATACCCTTTAATATCCATTATTTTTGAAGTTTTTCTAAAAGTTTTTCTAACTGAGATTCAGTTAAAACTACATTTTGTTTTTTTGTGGAATAAGTTTTGTCCGACCAATCTTTGATTCCAACTGACTCTTTAATAACTTTCTTTTTAATTTTCATTTTATTTATATTTTAAAAATAAGTGGGGGAATGACCCCCCACATTTATTATACGTTGTCAAATGATGCTCCTGTTGGTGTAATAACAAACTCGATGTCAATGTATTCTAACGCTCTTGTTGGTTTCAAGTAAATCTTACCTGTAAGAGTGTTTGAGTCTAAATCTTCAGGTGTATTTGAAACTGTAACTCTAAAGTCAATCAAACCTCGGTCTCTTCTAATTGAATCCAAAATTGGATTTACTGAATCTAAGAAGTCTTGTCTTACTTTGTCATCATTTTGTTCAAATAATAATCTAATTGCCACTGCTGAAATTAACTTACGAGCTTGTAGTAATAATCTTCTAACGTTGATTCTGTCAAGTGCAGATTCTCTAATTTGTAGAGTTTTATTACCCCAAATTACCGTACCAACATCATTGAAAGTCGCAATTGGGTTGATTCTACCTTTATATAATACGTCTCTATCTTCTTGTGTCAACTTACGTCTCGCTCTAATTGCATTTACAAGACCTCTCGTGTAACCCGCTGATGCGAACCAAGGGAATGCAATGTTGTCTGTTAATGCTAAGTTTTTAGTAACTTCAGCCGTAGGGGGAAGATAAATTTGTGTGTTATTAACACTATCCCTTGTTAATACCCAAGGGTAGTAAGTTGCTGTGTAGTTAGAGTCTATACCCGTAGTCTCTAAATTGTCAACCGCCTGTTGAGGATAAATTAACCCCTCTTCTATATTTTGGTAAGAAGGTAAGAATAAGTTAAAGTCAGGTGTAGTACAGATGTAAATTGAATCTGCTCTATCTTCCTCAATCAAATTAACCGCATCTTCAACTAAGTTACTGTTGTTTACATAGTCAATTCCTGGTGTAACAAACACATTTATATTTGTAGATTCAGGATTAGAGAATGTTGATTGACCCCATTTGTAAGCGTAGTAGTCAGTGTTCGCCCAAGTTTCTTGGTTTGGTCCTGAAATTTGTTTGAACGCTCCCCAACCTGATGCTGTAGGATATGTTGCGGAAGCTGCCGCTCCTTGTTTGTATCCTGTCTGACCTAACGCGAATGTATCTGCGTTTGTTCTAGACGCTCTATAAATGTCCCAACCGTCAAATCCGCCGTAAGCATATACGGTATATTTTCTTGTATTTAAGTTGTAATAAGGATTATCACTGTCTAAAGGTTCGCTCGAGAATGAACCCGCACCCACTTCAAACGCTGACTGACCTGAAGTAACATATCCGTTAGAAATAGTTACAATAGTTGCTCCACTATCCATATGGAAACCTTTAGTAACATAACCCCAATCAGGACCTGTAGTGTCAGTTGCGATATTTGTAGGAAGTTGTTTACCTTTGTATTCAAAGAAATCATAATCAACACCTGTAATATTAGAAATACCCAAGTATGCTTTTCTAACATTTTCACCTGATGAAGTTCTAATATTATTACCATTGTTTGCAGAACCAAAAGGAGGATTGTCTATTTGCTGTCCTGCCGTTAAATATCTTGTTTTGTATACAATAAATGGAGGTGTCGCATTTGAGTATTCTCTCATAATATAACCCTCAAATCCACAAGGTAGCGCATCTGTTGGTGCTTCATCAGCCATTTCAATCATTAAGTATTTAGATTTTACTTGATATTCACCATTAGAAGTACCAATTTTATTTGCTATAAAATTATTTTGTGTAGGGTCTAATGAACAGTTTGTAAAACTTTCTATTACTCTAACCTTATCGTCAGTATCATAAAAGTCTCTAACAAAAACGTCAAAAGTATTGTTTGTAAAAGATATATTACCTATTGATATTTTTACAAGTCTATTAGCCGCATTTCCATCGGAAATTAATACAAATCTAAATAACTTATAAACCAAATTACCTCTTAGTTCAGACACTAAGTAAGGAGTTTTAGGTGTTTGATATTGTTCTAAATAGAAACCAATAGTTTCAGTATCTAACGATTCAGCACTGTCCAATGCAATTAAATCACAGTATAAACCTCTAATTTTACTATTGTTATAACCTGAATTTAATAAACTTGGATAAATTTCCTCAACAAAAATTGGAACTTCGTTTCTATCTTTCGCAAAGTTTGATTTACCAAATAAACTTGACATGTAGTTGGAATTTGTAGACAACATTGAAGTTTCAAAACTAAATGTTTCAGAATCATATGTAATACCTGATATTACAAAAGTTGAGTATGGGTCACTTGTAACTGCTGAATATGTACCAGTACATACCATTTGAACGTCACTTGTACCCGTAACCCAATATTGTGGTCCGTGTTGTGTTGAAGAATATGTGGTAAGACCTCTTGAACGTAGTGTTGATACAACTAAATCATCCCATTCACTATAAGGTGAACCTGAATAGAATGTCATACCAATATTACATCTACCTGAGAACACACCACCACCGAGAGATGACATCGCTCCGATTGAAGCACCTAATCCGTATCCATAATATGAGCCAACACTTTGAATTTTGTTATAGTCAAATAATGCATAGTACCATGTATCATTCGTATCTGCTGAAAGATTTGTTAAAGATAAATTAACATTATCAACTCCAAAGGTTTCAGAAGTTGCGGTTACAGTATTCACTGAAGACCCTGACACGTAAGTTAGTGTATTCGCACTTAAAGTACCCCAATAAATCGCAGTTGTTGCTGAGGTAGACGCACTTAAACTAAATCTATTAACGTTAGTAGAAATAAAGTTTTGAAAATCTGCATTTAATGTGGAAGTTCCTCCGTTATAAGACGTGTATGTGCTGTAAAAATCAGCACTTAATTGTGATGGAACAGATGTAATTGTAATATTTCCACTAGTACCTGTAGTTCCTGTAAAGTTTAATGTAATACCTGTTGTATTACCTGTTGCTGATATTGTTGCCGGATTTGGGTTTGCAATAGTAACAACCGACCAAGATGGTCCTGCATCATAACCTGATAATCCAAGTATTCTTGTTACGAATAATTGATTTGATTGACTTAAGTAAGCCTTTGCAATATAAGACGCCTCATATTTTGGTATTTGGGTATTAACAAATCTTTCAGGACTTGTTCCCCCAAAATAAACTTGATATTCGTCAAAGTTTGTTATGAAAATAGGTTCAAATGCGGGACCTTGAATGGTTTCACCGACAATACCTAAAGTTGTTACACCAACGCTTTGTGCAACAAAAGTTAAATCTCTTTCTGAAGTGTAAACACCAGGTGAGACGAAAACCTTATTACTAGATGCCATTTTAAATTATGTTTTAGCTTTTTATGTTTTATATATAAATACATTGAATTTTTGCAAAAAACTATTGACAATAATATATTTATCTGATAAGGCAGACAAAATTCTGCCTTTTTTCTCACCTAAAATTATTATGAAAAATAAAAAAATTAAAAACATTAAAATATCTGATGACGCTCATTCAGTATTAAAAACTTACTGCGAAAAAAATGGTTTGAAATTGTATAAGTTTTTAGAAAATTTGATAATTAGAAATTGTAGTAAACCTAAAGATATATATGGTGAAGATTAAACAAAATAGGCAACAGTTTTAATTACCGATGTTTGAGTGATTAAAGTTTTATATGCTTTTATTAATACAGAATCCCCATCATTAACTTGAATCACATCTAAATCATCACCTATGTAAAGACCATTTATATAAACAGAAAATGCACTACCACAAGATGTTGTTGAGTTTGTTGTTGCGCCTGTTGGGTTTGAAAACACGGGCAAAGTACCACCTTGAACACAAACAGTTCCTGTATTACCACTTGTTATTCCTGATATGATTGATGGCCCGCTATTACATGTTACAAAATTTAAAGTGTTGTTTGTGGTTGCAGTATAATTAAAATTATAACAACTTGATAAATTTTGCAATTCAACAACTTTCAAATCTGCAGTATATCTAAAAACTTCAGATAGTTGTGTTACTCCAGGTAGAAAAGTAAAATCAAAATCAAAGTTGTCGGGTCGTGGAGGTTCAATTTCAACTCGTCTAGTTTTAATTTTTGTATCTACTTCAAACATCGTCATATATCTTGATATTGCGGGAGAAACTTGAAAATCTTCTTCATCTAATAAAAACCCTTGTAGTGTCAACTTATAATTTATAATGTAGTATTTTCTTTTTTCTAAATCTTTTACTGACTCATCGGACACTTCTTCCATCATTATTGGCATATAGTGTCCATTTATTTGAGTATAGGATTGAGCGGATGCAAATGTTTGCATAACAATTTTGTTAAACTCGTTGTTTTCTCTCATTCGATTACAAAACAACTTTAAATTGTAAACAATATCAACGGCAACAGGTTGTGGAACTTTATAGACATCGGCACCTTTTCTTTGTCCATCCCATGTTGGTACTGTAAAATAATTAATTCTAAGTTTTTCGGGGACATTAAATCTACCCCCAACATATTTACCTGGTTTAACTTCAGGGGTTCTTACAATTGCTAAAAAAGGTAATGATATATTTTTATCTAAATCTTGAAAATTCCATGTTTGTGTAAATTGCATCCAATTTTGATTGGTTATAATTCTATCAATCAACGGTACTTTTTTTTCATCAACAACTAATTCTAATTTGTCTTTAACAAAATCTAAAAACCCCCTGTCCAAATCGGCATGTAATACCCCTTTTGGTAAAAATGTTCCATGTCTTGTTATGTCCTCGAGCATTTCTTCTCTTCTTTCCACACCAAACTTTTGTGGAATCAAAGGTAAATTTTTTTTTACTTGTTTTGGAAAAGCCATAATTTAATTAAATTCCTTCAAATTCATTATTCGTAACAGGGGTTGCAAGAATTGTTCTATAAAATCTTTTATAACCAGCATAAGTATGTTTATTGTCAGTAAACACCCTACCATCATTTACCACACTATAATATCTAACTCTACTTTCTGTTTCATAATACCCAATATAATCACCATATTCTATATCAATTTCTAAATCATCTAAATAATCTTGATAAACACTAACAGTTAAATTACCCGGCTCTAACTGTTCTAATTTTGTTGAGCCATAGTCTTGGTTTGCAGGGGCCTCTATTTTAACCAAACCTTTAAATTCTATTGGTGGTAAAAATTGTATTCCGCCTTTTAATGCTTCGCCATACACATCGTCGTTGTTGGTTTTCTGTCTATCAACTTTATATAAAACTAAAGTGAAGTTCATATCCCCCTCTAACCATTCTCTTCCCATTTTTATATCTAAATTGAAGTCTTCTTCTGCAAAAAACTTATTTAATCTTGTTATTGGAACTTTAGGTTGTGTCATACCTATAAATACTTTAATTGATTTTTTCTTGAATTTTATTATATTTTATTATACTATGGAAGATTTTGTGCCTAAAACACCCGAATCAAAAGCCCTTTTAATATTAGATGATTACGAAGGGTCAAATAACTATATCCTTAATTTAAAACACAAAAAAGAGAACAGTAAGTCTTTCGTACCCACAAGACCTCAGGCGGATTATATCAATAATTATAACACAACACAACCAAAAGTTGCAAAAAAATGGGTCAAACTTGATTCATATTTTGGTAAAAAACTGATGGAAGATAAGATGTATACTAAGGAACCTTCTGAAATATATGTTGAAAAATTGTTGGTTGAAAAAGACAAAGCATATCATATTTGGGGTAAGATATTTTCAGGAGAAACTTTACATGATTTTTGGATGCCAAAATCAGCCTTATTAAAAGATAATGAAGTTAAAAACATTTCTATTGATTATGGTAAGTACACTCATAGACCTCCTATGGAACATCAAAAAGAAGCAATCGAAAAACTTGTAAGAAATAAAAAGTTTATTCTGGCCGATGACATGGGTCTTGGTAAAACAACATCAACCATAATTGCAGCATTAGAAACGGGAGCCAAAAAAATATTAATTGTGTGTCCAGCATCATTAAAAATAAATTGGCAAAGAGAGATTGCAAATTATTCAGATAGGTCTGTTTATATTGCAGAAGGTAAGAAATTTTCAGACGAACATGATTTTGTTATTGTAAACTACGACATCTTAAAAAATTTTCATGACATTAAAGAAAAGGATAAGTCAGAAATTATGAAAATTAATTTTGATTTGGTAATCATGGATGAAGCTCATATGATTTCTAATCCACAAGCCCAAAGAACAAAAATCGCTAACGACATCGCAAGTAAATCAAATAGAGTTTGGTTATTATCAGGAACACCTATGACCTCTCGACCTATGAATTATTATAATTTATTAAACCTTGTTGATAGTCCAGTGGCAATGAATTGGATGGCTTACGCTAAAAGATATTGTAATGGATTTCAATTTAGCGTTGGGAAAAGAAAGGTATGGAACGTTACAGGAGCATCCAATCTTGACGAATTAAGAGAAAGAACCTCAACACATATTCTAAGAAGGTTAAAAGAAGAAGTTTTGGATTTACCTGAAAAAATTATCACACCTGTTTATTTAAGACTCAAATCAAAAGACTACGAAGAATTAATGGGTGAATATTTTGATTGGTATGACCAAAACCCTGAAGAGTCATCTTCACTTACAATTCAGTTTGGTAAACTAATGAAAGTAAGAAAAGTAATTGCACAAGAAAAAATTAATAACACAATCGAGTTAGCGGAGAACATTATAGAACAAGGTAAAAAGGTCATTATATTTACAAACTTTACCGACACATTAAATCAAATCTATAATCACTTTGGTAAATCTGCGGTTTATTTAGATGGTAGTTGTTCTAAGTTTCACAGACAAAATGCGGTCGATGAATTTCAAACAAACGATAAAATCAAAGTATTTGTTGGAAACTTAAAGGCTGCTGGTGTGGGGATTACTTTAACCTCGGCGGAAGCTGTAATTATGAATGATTTATCTTTTGTTCCTGCTGAACACTCACAAGCAGAGGATAGGTCACATAGAATTGGTCAAAAAAATTCAACATCAGTTTATTATCCTCTTTTCGAAAATACAATAGAAGGTGCAATTTACGACATATTAAATAGGAAAAAGAAAATTATCTCAACAGTAATGGGTGACGATATGTTTGATGACGCATCCACAATAGAAGAAATGTTAAATTTAATTTCTAGCAATCGATGATATTTATATATCATGACCGTGGATATTAAATATATAGATGTTGACCCAACAAAGGAGGATAAAGAATTAATTAACAAATTTATTTCTCAGTTGAAAAAAAATTATCCTTTAGAAAATGACATAACAATCTTGTTTCAAAATAACAGAACTGGTAAAATGACCACAGGGTCAAGGACAGACAAACATAAATTAAAAATATTAGTTAAAGATAGATTAAATCGTGATGTGATGAGAACATTAGCACATGAATGGTCCCATGAACATCAAAGAACAGTTCTTAATAGAAAAAAAGGTAAAGACATTGGAGGTAAAAATGAAAATGAAGCCAGTTCTCAAGCATCTGAAGAAATAAAAAAATTCGAAAAAGGTAATAAAAAAATAGAAAAAGTTATTTATAAACCTTTTACAGAAAGAATTGAAAGAATAGAATCTTTGTTACAAATAGAATCTTTAGAAAAACAATCATTAATAAATGAAATTAAAAAAATAAGCGTAGATAAACTACCTTACGAATATGATTCTTTAGAAGTTTTTATTGATAGTGAAACAATGAAAACTCACTACAACAAACATTACAAAGGTTATGTTGAAAAATTAAATAAAGAATTAGAAAAAATAAGTGGTAAAGATTTAGACTTAGAACAAATTATATCTGACATTTCAAGTTTTAATACAATAGTTAGAAATAATGGTGGTGGAGCATTTAATCATGCGTTGTTTTGGAAAATGATGTCGCCTAAAAAACAAAAGTTAGACGACCCCATCAAAAGTAAAATAGAAAAGACTTTCGGTTCATTTGAAAAATTTAAAACAGAATTTGAAGACGCCGCCAAATCTCGTTTTGGTTCAGGTTGGGTATGGTTGATTCTTACAGATAAAAATAGATTGAAAATTGTAACCACCGCAAATCAAGACAACCCCCTAATGGATAATCAAGAAGAAAGAGGTTACCCCTTGTTAGGTCTTGACGTTTGGGAACATGCTTATTATTTAAAATACAAAAATCTAAGAGACAAGTACGTATCTAATTTTTGGAAAGTGGTTAATTGGGGATTTGTTAATGATTTGTATTCTACTCAGTCTAAACTTAACAACTAAATTATATTTATATAATAAAAACTTATGGCAACTACTGTAATTATCACCGAACCTGAAAGAAGTAAATTATATAAAAGAATAAAAAATCTTTTAGGTGCCCCTATTCGTAGTGTTGAATTAGAAGACGAAATGATGGATTCATTATTAGAATTATCTATTCAGGATTACGCACAGCACGTTAATGATTGGTTGATTGAAGCTCAATGGTCTTCTTTGAACGGTTTGAATTTAGATGAGCAATCACTAACAAGGGCCTTTACTACAAGAAGTATGGATTGGGAAACTCAATATACTTACGCATATTCAAAAATTGTGGGATTACAAGCTGGTGGCGATTATGTATTGAAAAAAGATTATATTGATTTAGTTGCAAATCAACAAATATATGAAATACCTGCAGGTCGTGAAATCAATGAAATATTATGGTTTTCTCGTTCTGAATTAGACGCAGCGTATTTTGACCCGTTCATGGGTGGATTTGGTGGATTTGGTGGTATTGGTTTAGGTGGTGGAGCAGGATTTTCTCAAATGGGGACAACAGGAAATTATTTTATTACACCAGCCTTTGATATTTTACTTAGAATGGCTGACATTCAAATGAAAAGAAGAATCATAACAGGAGATTTGACTTATAGAATAACGGCACTTCCTGAAGGAAAAAAAGCATTACATTTAATGAATGTACCTGGTGGAAAATTTGATTTTGGAAATATTGCTTATCAAAAATACAAAGTATGGTATTGGTATTATGATACTTTTGATAGAGATGATTGTTTAGCGAAAAATCCTGACGTAGTTAGACTTCCTTCTGACGTTCCAATTGACGAAATGAGATGGGATGAATTAAATTCACCAGCAAAAACTTGGGTTAGAAGATGGTTTACGGCATACTGTAAAGAAACTTTGGCAAAAGTAAGAGGTAAGTATAGTGGTAGTTTAAAGACTCCTGATAGTGAATTAACCTTAGAGTGGCAAAGTTTGAATACTGAAGCCAAAGATGAAAAGGCTATGTTGTGGGAAGAATTAAAAACTAGACTTGAAAGGTTAAGACCTGAAAAACAAATGGAACAAAAAGCCTTACAGGCTGAAAACTTGAACAAAGCCTTGAAATTTAGAGCATTTACAAGTCCTTATAATATCATATAATTTTTTTATGTCAGTATTTAAATCTATTCCTTCAATTAGAATAATTAATGGTAATAGAGTTGAAACATCAGATTCTGCAATAGTTTCTAACTCTTACTATGAAACCGATGGTGAATACGTCATTATCGTTTCGGGTGTTGAAAATTGTGAACTTTTGTTAAATTCATCAAACACCGACCACGTTGTTGTAAAATCTATGACGAATGTTTTAGTAAAGGGAGACTCATTAATTGATGAACAATATGAAGAAGTTGAATTAACTAAAGGTTCGTGCGTTGAGTTTAAAAAAGTCGGAAATTACTGGTATATATTATCTTCAGACGGATTAAAAAACTCTTAGTCGAAACTAAGAGCCATTAAATCCCCATCCACATCAAATTCAAAGTATTCATCAATATCCACCTTCTTTTGTTGTACGACAAATTCTTCCATTAACTTTTTGTTATTTTTAACCCAATCAACATCCACTAAATCAACAGTACCATCTAAATACATATAGTAAGGGTCAATACCTACGTTTTTCCAAAACGTTAATTCCATGTCAGATAATGTTAATACTTCCTCTAATGTATCTTGATGAGTTTCTTTCATGGGGTAACCACGTACTAATTCAGTTTGGGACTTAGTAAAGATAGGTCTATCTTTTGGGTCTTCAATTAAAATGTCCTCTCTAATTTCAGGTTTATAAACAACAAGTAATGGTTCAATCCTTTTGTTAAAAGCCGCCAAATATCTTGGAACATTATACTCACCTAATAAATCAGGATTCATTTCTATATCACGTTCATCAATCAAATAACAATTTAAAACTAATTCATCTTTTTTCTTTTGAACGTCTCCGTGAGATTTCTTTTCACCATTATTAACATAGAAGATTGTATCACCAAGACCAGGATTTTTACCTTCTTTAATCAAAAGTTCCATGTGTGCTTGACGGGACATCATATTTCCGGCCTTTGTTGTTTTAGTAATGTGAACTTTATAATCGTCTATTGATTGTTTAACACGAGCTTTGTTTGCAATTTTTGCCAAAGGAATTTGTCTGTTATAAAGTTTGTCCACATATTCGTAGTAGAAATCTAAAAACTCACCACCTTTACCGTCCAATAACATTCGAAGACCTTTGTCCAAAAATTCAGCAACATACGTTTGAAGTTTTTTAGATTTAATTGTATTACCTGTAAGTTTTACTTTACCCTTATCTGTAAGAAGTGCGTAGTTTTTACGAGCCACATTAATTGTTGATGGCCAAACACCGTCAATATCCAATCCCATTTCACCTCGTAAAAATAAATCATTGTATTCAGCAACATCGGCCTCGGCCCCAACATATTCTTTACCTTCTTTAACCAACCCATTTAAACCTTGACCAATGTATTTATACGATTCTCTATCTTGTGGGGTTTCAAAGTTTACACCGTCCGTGTCCATTACAAGTGGAACATAACCTCTTTTCATAAAGAACATAATCATTTGACGTAGGTATTGTCTACCTGTACAAGTAATCTGTTCACCCATATCAATATCACCCCACGGAAAAACTTGTGGTGCCGATAATGAACCAAAGAATGCGTTGATAAAGATTTTAATTGGTAATTGTTTTCTGTCGTAAGAAATCGCAAGTTTTGGGTCAATAGATTTATATTCACTTGCTAAGTTCTTGTATTTAATACGAGTATCACGGAAATACTTTAACATACTTTTCATTGCTCCTGTCACATCACACTTAGGAAACACATCGTGAACCAACTGAATAGATGGATATAGTGAAGAGTAGTCAAGTTTCAATACGTTTTTAGAGAACCCAACCTGTACCAAACGAGAAAGACCTCCTGTAAATTTTCTTTTTTCTAATTTTCTTGGTAATGCTAAATTATGTTTATATGACCATGCGGCCATAATCATTTTCCATAATGTCGCAGTTCCCATAGTTGAAAGTCTTTCATATGTTGTTGGTACAAGTTTAGACAATAAGAAGTTTGCTTGATTAAACTGTTCATCAACTATCATCGTTTCATAAAGGTCATCGTCCAAATAGTCCTCAATAATTTTTGAACCCGTAACTAATTTATAAACATCATCTCTTCTTTTACAGATTTCATCTATTTTTGAATCAAACCCAACTTTTTTATAAGCTCCGTTTTCTTTGTTCATCCAATATTCAAGATTATCAAAATAGATTTTACCAATCTTATCCCCCTCAACGTAAACACGATTTGGTTTTTCAGCTTCAATAAATTTGGTGATGTACTTCAAAGACCAACTCTTAATGTCTGAGTTGATTGCTTGTGCTCTACGAACTGCGTGTGCAATATCAACAATATTATATCCCCACATCTGAGTCTGAACGTATGGTTCCATTTCGTTCGCCAACTTTAGAATACCATCTTTTTGTTTTAGTGTATAATCAGGATGTAAGGTCTTGCAGATTTTTTTGATATTAACTTTTAATATTTCAGCTCTTTTTAGAATAAATGGGAAGTCAAAGAATGCTGAGTTGTAACCCCCAATCAAAGATGGTTTTAACTCATCAATAGTCTTAAAGAAGTCGACAATCATTTGTCGTTCTTCATCTTCATTTTGTGCTGATAATAATTTTAAAAAACCACGATTGTCTTTCATCCCTATCAAGAATATCTTACTTGTTTTAGGGTCAAGACCTGTGGTTTCAATATCGAATACAAACCTGTGGATTTCATCGTATTCATCAAAACCTTTGAATAGTCTTTTACTTTTTTGAATTAAGTATTGTTCTACGGGTGATAATATTTGAATTGAGTCTGTATTATCTCTACCCCATGGGTCTAATCCACCACCCTTAAAGAAATTTACAAGATTAGAATATGACTTGGTTGTTTTAACTAAATACTTCAGTCCGTTTTCTAAACGTTCGTCATTGTGAGTATCAAGTTTTTCTATGATAATACCATTTTCACTCATCGCACGTTTTTGTGCGTGTTTGTCGTTCTTGTAAAAGTTTTTACCTTTCAAGTCACCAACCCAAGCAAATGGAATAAATGTGTCGGGACGTAATAATTTACCCTTAACAGGGTCTTGAATTACCTTATATATTTTAGATGATTTGTAATCGTATTCGAGTGATACAATATATTTTTCGTCGTCTTCACCTAATAAAAAGCGTTCAATTTCTTCTTGTGGAACCATATTTTATATTTTTAATTTTGGGTTATTATTCTCACAAACTATGTTGTGGTTTCCCTTTTTTAATAAATATAAAAATGAGTTGTGTTAATGTCAAACAATGTTTATATAAAGATTTTCTCTAATTGGCGAAATCAATTCTCCATTTTGTAAAACTACTGAAAATTCACCTATAAACCTACCTTTTATTTTTGTATCGTTTGCGGTCCATTTGTAATATAAATAATATTCAGTTGGACTATCGGGGTTATTTTTTAATTTTTCGACAATATAAGCTTGGTTCATAAATATTTTTTGTATTCCATTCTTTTCGTCTTTCATTGAAAAACGAATAATTGCATTATCTAAAATTTCTATAATATTTTTATAAGAGTCACTTCTACCGTCCACGACTGGTTCCATTTTCAAAATTGGTAATGTAGAGTTTTGATTTATAAAAAATTCCATTTTTTCTTCTTATGTAGTTTATGAACAATTATTTAATACTTGAGTAACAACGCCATTTGAAATACTTAATAATACGTAGTTTCCACCGTTTTGTGCAACATAAAATCCTGTCATACCATAGTAATTACATGTTGTAGGTCCACCATAGAACACCGTACCAACTTGAATTTGTGGAGTATCAATGTACATAGATTCAATTGCTCCATTGGTACTACATGTTCCTGCAGATAAACACAACAACGAACTACAAGCCAACGAATAACTATTTGAAAAATTACCATATTGATTAGTAGAAAAACTTAAATATGAGGATAAGTATGGGTGTGTTGTTAAACAAGGTACGGGTGTTGGAGCCGGAGGACATAATGCACAATCTCCATTTTGACCATACACTTGACCGTTCCATGTCACAGTTTGAGGACCTGCAGATGGACCTGTAACAACATAACACTGACCATTTGTTCCACCAACAACATAATAGTTGTCAAGATTTTGATATTGAGGAGGTATTGAAATAACTTCCGCATCAAACTCACCCGCACAAGGTATTGCAACTGCAAGTATATTTGCGGGTGTCGGAGTAGGGGTAGGTGTTGGGGTTGGTGTCGGAGTAGGAGTAGGTGTTGGGGTAGGGGTAGGTGTTGGAGTTGGTGCCGGAGTCAAACAATCAGGACACCAATAATCAAACAAATCAAATTTATCTTTTAAAATTCTAAAATTATGTTGTACTTGAGGACTTGCAAAAGGTTCAGTATACATTCTAAATTGTGATATACCCCCCATAAATGAACCCCCAAAATTTTGTTCAACAAGTATATTTGTGGTTAAACCACTTAAAGTTGTTGCTGACAATATTTCATTTGGAAATAATTCAGGGTCTTGTATATATGGTCCTGTTAATAACGTATCTGCCGAAAAAATTAAATTGTCATGTAATCCTTGACTACCCCCACCCCAAGAAATATTAAACGGTACACCGATTTGTTTTTCTTTTTCACAATTTAATTCTCTTGGAATTATTTCTTCAAAGTTTTCAATTATGGTGAATAAGTAACCGTTGATATATAATTTTAGTCTTCCTAATCTATACCAAGTATCATCAAACCATTTATGGTCAAAAACAATTCTATAAACTTTATTTTCTTTTGTGTCTCCAGAATGTGTTTCAGGTGGCATAATCAAATTATATGCAGTCCCGTTTAAAATAGATTGATAAGTCACCTCTCTTATATCCCCTAAACCGCCAAGATTTAATAAATCACATTCTTCTATTGTTGTATATCTTTCAAAAACTGCCGTAACCATTACCCATCTGTCTTCAGTTATTGTCCCACAAACATAATCACATACATCATATATTGGTGGTGTACATACTTCGGTTATGGTGTACCCTGTTTGAAAAGTAACACCAGTAGTTTCACAAACACCTGTTGTGACACAATCTCCTGTTATTTTAATGTATTTGATACATAAACTTGGATTTAAAGGACAACCACTAAATCTAATTGATAATGCGTTTGACAACACATCAAATTTAGGGTCTAATGGTGGAACTGGTATTTGTTCTGTACATGCTCCACATCCACAACCAATATTATGATACGCCGTTGTTGAACTAGTTGGGTAAAGTTTTACACAATTTGCGTTTGTATATCCTGTTTCATAACAAGTACAACTACTTAAACTTGTTAATCCTGTTGTTGCTCTAGTGTATCCTGAATCCGATTCAGGACTTCCACTTGCAAAATGATAAAATTTGTTTTCGGCTCTTGTACCAAAATAGAAAAAAGTACCAGCATTACTTGGGTATTTTGTATTCAGATACTCTTCAGTTGATGTATTAATAATATATTCATCTAAGTTTCTTGGTTTTATAACCGTCTCCATGGTCCAACCTTTATTTACTCGTTCAGGAAAAACTTCATAGTCATAACCAAAAAGTTTATAAAATCCTTGATAGAAACCACCGTATAATTCTTGATAGTAACCAATTGTTGGGTCACTTTTAGAAACAATATTATACATAGATTGTTTTGGTCTACCTGAAAAAACAACATTTGGTAGATTGGTATACCCCGTAACCATATGCATTTTCATTCTTCTGTCGTAGTATATTGGGTTAAACTTATAATCATTTCTAACCCCCATAGTGTAATAAAGTGTTTGACCTGTCAACGAAGTAAATAAACCATTATCGGTTCCAACTATTCCAACATCACAAGTTCCCGTAAATGCCGAGATACAATCTAAATCAACATTATTAGGGTTGTAATAATTTTTACTAACTAAAGTAGCACCACTATAAAAGGTGTCAAACGACATTGGTATTTGAGGACAAGTGTTTGAATCCCCTAAATCAAATAAAATTGGAAGTCTATTTCCGTCATTGTATGCAATGAGTTCGTTAGAAAATACCACCTCTTCATCGTAGTCTTTTTCATCTCCGACAAGTGTAAAATCGAAATAGTCCGCAAAATTTAATTTTTGGGAATATTTTGGTGTAAAATATGAATTAATACTTTGACTTGGCATTTTTATTAATAAATACTTTAACAGAAGATATTTATATAAAAAGTATTAAATGAAAACTTATAAATATTCTACAAAAGAAAGAGCAGAAAGAGTTGCTAAGACTTTAGGATGTACAGGTTCACACCAACATACAGAAAAAGGTAAGAAGATTTTTATGCCCTGTAAGAGTCATGAAATATTCACAAAAAAAACAAAAAACTCAGAAGGTGAGGTTACAGAATTGGTAGATGATGATGGAACTTGGAACTCATCTTCTATACCTATTTTGAATCCAGCAACAACAGGGACAAAAAACAATCCGACAACCACAGATAAAATTGTTTCTATGAGTAAAAACCCAAGAGACCCACTTTTAAGGGGTTGGTATGGTTATTATGGTGAGGGTCACGTAAAAGAAATTGATATGTCGAAGGCCTTTGGTTTTGAAGACACAAAATTTATGGATGCAGAAGAAACTGAGAAATTTTTCAAAAAAGAATTAAAGTTAAAACCACAAAACGCAAAAGTAAGAACACTAGACCAAGGAAAGAAAAAAGGATTAGATAAAAAAACACCCCCACAAATAAAAAAGAAAAAAGGTTTTATAGATAGAGAAATACTAAAAGAGTTGGAATTGGATGAGGAAATTTTATTAGACAAATCAAGAAAATCAGACGATGGTGTTATTGGTGATTTAATTAAAAAAAATGTAAGAGCCCTTAAAAAAATGGCAAATGACAACAACATTTCTCTTCAAGAATTAATTTATATGTTAAAAGATGAATAGTTCATTATACGATAGAAAGGCAGTTGTACCCGACACATTGTTAAAACATTTAGAACAATGTTTTAGTTCGACAGATGGTGACGAAGGAACCGAAGGGTATAATAGAAATAAAGAATTGCGTGAAAAAAAAGTTGCAACCTACCAACAAATAAAAAGAATAAAAAATTGGTTTGATGGTTACAACGGAAATAAAAAGGACGCCCCTTTTATTTTAAACGGTGGAGACAGAATGAAATCTTGGTGTGATGAGGTTTTAAAAACTTGGAGAAACAGTGTTGAGGGTGGAAAAAAAGTTAAAAGTGATACGGGAATGCAAAACCAGTTTAACGACACTCATGAAAAAAATGGTATTAATTTAATACCAAGTAAAAGACATGAAAAGGGGGGGAATAAATTTGATACATCAATAAAAGAAGAAGTTAAAAAAATAAACTATTTAATTAAAAAAATATTGTAATGGCAGTTCAATCAGATAAATTAGATTTTTCGCAACCTGACAACACGTTGTCAAAAATTGCCGAAGAACAAAGAAGAAAAATGTTTGCTCGTAATGATTTCAAGGAAGTTAATCCCTATTCAAGTGTTAATCCCGCAGCATTAGCAGATGGTGATGGTAAAGGTAGAGGTACTGGTGGTGATTTAGATATATACAATCAAAATGCAGGAACAGCACTTGATAGATTTGAAAGAAAAGACGATTTGAAAAGTAATAAATTTTCAGAAAAAAATCCTTATTACGTTCCACAATGAAATTAGTCAACAATCTTAGTGAATTGATTACAGAAATTGCTGCAATTTCTGACATGACGGATTCTATTAAAAAAAGAAACGTGGTGACAATTTATTATGATGGTGATGATAATGGAGGTAAAGGATATAGAACAATAGAACCTGTGTGTTTAGGATTTTCAAAAAGAGATAATATGGTTTTAAGAGCGTGGGAAAGAGAAGGTGCTTCCTACAGTGCACAAAATAAAGGTAATGTTTTACCAGGTTGGAGATTATTTAGAGTAGATAAAATCTTTACATATAAACCCTCCTTTGATAAGTTTGATGAAGTTAGACCTAACTATAATCCACAAGGTGATAAATCAATGATTAGAGTTTTAGTTAACGCTAAATTTGATAATGAATAAAAAATAAAAAAATATGTCATCAGCAGAAGAATTAATGCAAAGATTGGCCGTGTCCAAAAAAATTATGGACAGACAGAGCACAATAAAAAGAGGTGAAATGCCACAAAATATTAATGCAGCACCAATGTTAGAGAGTTTTAATACTCCTCAAGCAACATATAACTTACCTCAAGAATTTTTGTCTGAAAGCCCATCGACAAGTCAAAAATCAAATTATGACCCAACAAAACCGATTGAAGAATCAAAAATTTTAAATTCAAAATTACCAGATGAAATTAAAAAATTAATGATTGAAAGACCTATAGTACAACCTAATACTATGTCAAGTGCGTCTATATCTGATGATATAATCGAGGGGGCACAAAGGTTAATGAAAATGGAGAATAAAAACTCACAACCATCCGAATCATTACCAAAATCAAACACCAAAACAACAACTCAAAACACACAATCACAATTCAACATGAATGAAATGAGAACAATGATTAGAGATGTTGTAAGAGATGTTGTAAGAGATGTTATTAGAGAAGAATTACAAGATGCGGGTGTCATTAGTGAATCATCTGAAGATGCTAACGAATCAATCCAATTTAAAGTTGGTAAGCACATATTTTTAGGTAGAGTTACAAAAATTCAAAAGGTAAAATAACTTTAAACAAAATCAAAAAATGCAATCCACCTATTTTAGGTGGATTTTTTATTTTATTACCTTTTGATAGGTCGGGACTATTTATCATATTATGGGGAAAAAAATTCAATTAGACGAAGAAGAAGTAGTCAAACAATATCTTAATGGTAAAAGTAGTTCAATTGTTGCGACAGAATTTAAAGTCTCCAAACCAAAAATACTCAGTATTTTAAAAAAACACAACGTAATAAGAAAAAAAGACAGATGTAAAAGTTTGAATTATAAATTAATCAACGAGTATTACGTTGTTGAAAGAATTTGCCCAACATGTAAGGAAATAATTCAAACTAAGTCAAAAAATAAAATTATTGCGTGTAGAAATCACTTTGTTAAAATTGACAAAAATTGTGATTGTAAAAATTGTTCATTAAAAAAACAAATAGGTAAAGGAAATCCGTTTTACGGAAAAAAACACGATGAAAAAACAAAAAATAAAATTTCAAAAAGTAGAAAGGGGAAGGCAAAAGGTTTTGAAAATGGAATGTCAAATCCTGACAATAAAAAAAGAGCTCACGATAATTTAAAACAAAAGTGGAATAATGGTGAAATGGAACATGTTAGAAAAATGTTTTCAGAAACTATGAAAAATACTAGAAGGATGGGAAAAATAAAATCAATTAATAGGTCTAAAAAAGAGAAAGAAATATTGGAAGAAATAAAAAATATGGGTTACCAAGTAAAACATTCATTAAAAATTGACACAAAAATATGTGACATATATATACCTAAATTAAATTTAATTATTGAATATAATGGAGATTATTGGCATTGTAACCCAAAAAAATACGACGCAAGTTATTATCACCAAGTAAAGAAAAAAACCGCACAAGAATTATGGGAATATGATAATAATAAAATTGACTTAATAAAAAGTAATGGTTATTTTTTTGAAGTGGTGTGGGAGTCTGAATTGAAATCAAACCCACAAATAATAAATAACTTAATAAAAAAACATGAATCAAGAGAGCAATCCAACTCCAGACGTTCGCAAAAAAATTAGGGTTCTATGCGTCCCTAGCGACCGTACTGGAGTTGGCTGAATTTAAAGGAAAATTTAGGTCTGTAGACCCCCACGTAATGTTACAAAATAATCACTCAGATGAATTTCACGTAGATATAGATTACGACCCAAAAATTAATGATTATAACTATTGGAAACAATATGACATTGTCCATTTCCATAGGTCAATTGGTCAAGATTTTGACCAAGCGAATAAGTTAATTCAAACATTAAATTCTATTGGTGTAATTACAATTATGGATTTGGACGACTATTGGTTGCCAACTAAAGAACACCCAATCCATCAACTAATCATACAGAATAAAATAAATGAAAAGATAGTTGCAAACCTAAAAGTGGCCGCACACGTCACAACAACAACATCTTTATTTGCATCAGAAATATCTAAAATTAATAAAAACGTATACGTTCTTCCAAACGCAATTAATCCAAAAGAACCTCAATTCAATCATGAAACAAAACCTTCAGATAAACTTCGTTTTGGATGGTTGGGTGGTTCTTCTCACTTACATGATTTAAAATTATTAAACGGTGTAACAAATAAATTAAAAGATAGTCATGACAAATTTTCATTGTATCTATGTGGTTTCGATACAAGAGGAAGTGTTACTGAAATTAATAAAGAAACGGGGGAACAAAAACAAAGGCCGATAAGGCCAGAAGAAACCGTATGGGCACGTTATGAAGAAATTTTTACTGACAATTATAAGTTAGTTTCTCCCCAACATCTTGAATACCTGAAAAAATTTGAGGATTCTGAATATATTATGGAGTCTGAACCTTTTTACAATCGAGTTTGGACAAAACCTGTTACAAGTTACGC